ATCCGCAAGTCGAGAATTGCTCATGTCACATAAACCCGCCATGCAGTGCTTGCACTAGCAACTTACTAACATGCAGCAAATGCGGATGCGAAGAGCCAGAACCAGAACCATTGCCGCAGCCAACAAAAATCACAGATTGAAACAATGACTAATAAACAAAAGCAAGCGCATGTTGCGCGGATTATCACCAAGAGTCATTTTTCACCGCGACTTGTAACGCTAAGGAAAATGCATGACTGTGCAAAAAAATTTGGGTTTGACCACTGGAATTCAGCTTTTCGCAACTTGGCAAAACGGAAATACAAACTAGGATCTTGCGAAAGATTTGACGCATGACCCCGCGCCAACAATGGGAAGGAATGAGGAAACGGCACAAACAAAAGTAAATCAACAATCAACACACAACACACAAAACTAACGAAATATAACAATATGAAAGCAAACCTAATGACCATCACGCCTGATTGGGCGCAAAAAATACTGAATGAAAAGAATGCAGGAAATCGTCCGATGAATCGAATCCATGTTGAGTCTCTAGCAAAGGAGATGAAGCGCGGAGCATGGAAAGTGAACGGAGACACGATCTGCATAAATGAAGATCGCCTGATCGACGGGCAACACCGACTCGCAGCCGTAGTGCTCTCTGGAGTATCGATCCAGACATTCGTGGTCGAGGGACTGGCATCTGATGTGTTTGACACGAAAGACGTAGGAAAGCGCCGCAGCGCTGGCGACACGCTGGGAGTTCGAGGTGAACAAAATGCCTGCCGACTGGCATCTTGCTTAGTTCTCGTGGATAAATATATGACTGGACGAGCAGACAAAAGCGTCAGCTATACCAACACAGAAATGGAAGAACTTCTCGAGAAGTATCATGAGGCACGGGAATCACTTCAAACCTCATATAAAGTCAAAGGCTTGATTCTACCGAGCGTTCTGGATGCCTGCCATTACCTGTTCAGCCGTAAAGATGCAGCACTTGCTGACCAGTTCGTAGAAAAAGTTATTCGCGGCATCGGACTAGAGGGAGGCACTCCTTGGTATGCTCTACGTGAGAGACTGATGGGCAACTCACTCTCAAAGGCTAAAATGTCGAAAACATACATGATGGCGCTCTGCATCAAAGCATGGAATCACGCGAGGGCTGGAACATCGGTGCGATTCCTGCGGTGGCGTGAAAAGGGAGACGCCATCGAGCAGTTCCCGGTGATCAAGTAATCAGGCGAAGCTCAAGGCAATACAAACCATGAAAATCTCCGACATCATCGAAATCGTCAGCGCCGAGATGGGCGTCGATCCTGACCTCGTCACAACCAAGACAAGGCTACAGGAAGCAGCGGATGCCAGAGCAGTCGTGCAGGCTGTAATGCGTGACCGAGGCTGGACATTCGCTCGGATCGGACTAGTTTTCAGCGCCGGTCATGATACGGTCTGGTCGAACTGCAAGAAGATCGAGAAAGCCAGAGCCATGATCAGCGCTTATGATGCCGTGCAAGCGGCAATCAACAATCTCCCCATCGAGTGATGGACGGGAACTAACGCCTCTGCTCCCGCATGTTCAGGCGCGAGGAGCAGGGGCGAACTCGATCCGATTTCACGCTTGCCAACCGCTCGGATTTCTGTATGTTGCTTGCGTGACCACTACCACGGTTCATTGCATCGTCAGCAAACTCTACTCGCTCGGCATCGGCATGGGCGAGGCTCGCATCTTTGTCATCGCCGACGGTCGAACCATGCGTGAGATCGCAAACCATGCCAAGGTCGGACTCGTTTTCGTCAACAACAAGCTCTGGAGCCTCACGCAAAAGGGCATGATCACAAAGCAGCCTGGCAGACCTTCAACCTACCACCTCACGCCGGTGGGCAAGCGAGCAATCGCCGAACTCAACAGCTCAACGAAATGAACGCATTCCTGCAAGCAGTCGAAAACCTCTCAAGGCGCAAAGTGACGCCGTCGTGGTTCCGATGGCGCGAATGGTCAGCTATGGCACCGGCAATCCGCAATCGCTCGTTTTTCAGCGCCACAGTGACCTCAGCGCGCGTTCTCAACAAGATGCGGAACATGTTGCTGGACTGGCAAGAGGACGCCACAGAGGAGATCGTGGACGTAAATACAGGGGAGATCGTGACAGCCTACAAGGAGACGGGACTCGCCAAGTTCCGAGAGCGTTCCGCGGAGTTTCTCATTCAGGAAGGACTGGCAACGCCCGCCGACTACAAGGACACCAAAATCACGAACGTCGTTTCAAACGCTCGCTTACAACTGATCTACAACACGAATCTGGAGCAAGCGTCAACATTCGCTCAATGGCAGGGCAGAATGCGCAACGAGGACTGGCTGAATCTCAATCCAGCGGCACGCTTTGTCCGGCGCCCGGGAGCGCGCATCAAGCGGCAGCGACATGTTGAGGCTGAAGGAGACGTGAGACGCTGGGATGACTTCGCCTATTGGCAATTTCAGAACGCAGCAGACATCGGTGGCTTCGATGTGCCATGGGGTCCGTTCGGCTTCAATTCCTACATGATCCAAGAGCCGGTCAAACGAGCCGAAGCCGAGCGCCGAAAGCTGGTCAGAAAAGGCGAACGGGTCAAAGCTCCGAACGTCGCGCAATTTGGCGTTGACCTCGGAAAGCAATTCAACGCCGGCGTCGATGCGAACATTGATGACCTCACGCCCGAACTGGCAAACGAGGCACGGCAGGCAATCACTGACAGGCTCGGACCGCAGGCAATCGGCAGAGACGGCAAACCAACACTCGATGCGCTTAGACAGGCGCTAAGGATGTGATAACCAAGATTTTACCAACAGAGAAAAACACGTCAATCGAAAACTACGTCATGAAGAAGAACCCGAAAATAGAGCAGATAGAAACAGGGAAATTGATTCCCTACGCACGCAACAGCAGAACCCACAGCGAGGCACAGGTGGCACAGATCGCAGGTTCGATCCGAGAGTTCGGATTCACCAATCCCGTGCTGATCGACGCGGAGAACGGAATCATTGCCGGTCACGGTCGCATAATGGCAGCGCAGAAGCTCGGACTCGCCGAGGTGCCGTGCATCAGGCTCGATCACCTCACAGAGACGCAGCGCAAGGCTTACGTCATCGCTGACAACAAGCTGGCACTCAACAGCGGCTGGGATGAGGAAATGCTCTCACTGGAGCTTTCACAGCTGAAGGACGAGGACTTCGATTTATCGCTTCTCGGATTCGACGACAAGGAGCTTGATGACTTGCTCGCGGAAACGGTCGAAGGTGAAACAGATCCAGACGACGTGCCAGAGCCTCCAGTCAATCCAGTCACAGTGCAAGGCGATGTGTGGACTATGGGAAATCATCGGCTGATGTGCGGGGACTCAACGAGCATTGATGCGGTGAACAAGCTGATGGATGGGCAGAAGGCCGACATGGTTTTTACTGATCCTCCTTATGGCATTTCTATTGTTAGCGGAAAGAAGGTAGGGGGGGGCGGTGCTTTCGGGGGAAAGAAAAACGAGAAAAGGGACAAATCAAATGTGATAGAATCAAGTAACTTCTCGCAAGTGATTGGGGATGAAACGATTGACACAGCGGTTGAGGCGATACAGGTAATCGCAACACTAGGAGCAGTAGTTGAAATTATATGGGGCGGCAACTACTACGCCTCACACCTTCCGAACTCTTCCTGCTGGATAGTATGGGACAAGAAGAATTCTGGTAATTTTGCGGACGCAGAACTTGCGTGGACGAATCAAAAAACCGCTGTCCGATTATTTCAGCATATGTGGAACGGAATGGTTAAAGCTTCGGAGCATGGGCAAAAGCGTGTGCATCCTACACAGAAGCCAGTTGCGCTTGCTGAATGGTGTTTTGATGAATACGGCAAGGAATGCAAAACCGTAATTGATCTTTTCGGAGGTAGCGGTTCGACGCTTCTTGCGTGTGAAAAGAAAGGGAAGAGTGGATTCCTCATGGAGCTTTCTCCTGATTACAACGATGTAATAGTAAAACGCTGGCAGGACTTCACTGGCAAGCAGGCGATCCACGAAGCCAGCGGCAAGACGTTCGACGAACTCAAAGCGCAGCAGGAAGGCTCCGCAATAGAATCATATGAATCATGAGCAGCAAAAAGAAACCAATCGATACTGAACCAGCGAAAGTAGGCAGACCAAAGGCGAACGTCGATCCTCGGCTGGTTGAACAGCTCGCGTCCATCGGGTGCAGCAACAAGGAGATTGCGGCAGCGTGTAATTGTTCCACGGACACGATTGAACGAAATTTTGCGGCTGAAATTACAAAAGGACGGGAGAACGGGAAAACGAGATTGCGGAAAAAACAGATCGAGGTGGCGCTCGCTGGCAATGTCACGATGCTCATTTTCCTCGGCAAAAACATGCTCGGACAGGCTGACAAGCAAGAGATCAGCGGTCCAGACGGCACGCCGGTGATGCAGCTTCCACTATCCACTGAGCAGGACAAGAACCTTTCTGCCCTCGTTGAAATTGCACGGGCAAACGCCAAGAAATGAGTCCGACCGAGTTCTGCGTCCGGGTTCTCGGCATCACGCCATACCTCTGGCAATGTGAAGCCATGGAGTCGGTCGCGATGGAACAGCCGACCAGCGTGGTCGCGGCGAACGGCAGCGGCAAAACGGCGCGCCTTGTGGCTCCGCTTGTGCTCTGGTTCCTGCATGAGTTCCCGCGCGGACAGTGCATCTTCACGAGTGGATCATGGATGCAGATCGAGAAGCAGCTCTGGGGCGCGGTGAAGGTCTATCAGCATCGTTTCCCGCATTGGCGCTTCATGTCCGAGGAGCTTCGCACGCCCGAGGGTGGCTATGCTTTCGGCTTCTCGACCGACAACCCGGGGCGAGCGGAAGGACATCACCCGAAGATCGGCGGCGATGTGGATCCAGTATTCCTGATCATTGACGAAGCCAAGACGGTTCCAGACGCAATCTTTGAAGCGTTCGACCGATGCACGCGGAAAATGGAACTTTGGGTGTCATCACCTGGAGCGCCGCGGGGTCAGTTCTATGACTCGTTCCACAAGAACTCCAGCCTCTACAAGACGATCCGCGTGCCATCGACAGACTGCGCACACATCAGCGCTGAGAAGCGCGAACTGGATCGCCTGAAATATGGAGAAAGTCACCCGCTCTACCGCTCAAAGCACCTCGCCGAGTTCACCGAGGACTTCGACCGCTTGGTGCTAGCTCCTGACCTTTTGCGCAACGCACTGGACATTCAGCCAAAGCCAGCGCCGTTTGGTGAGGTAGTGGCATTCTGTGACTTCGCGGCAGGGCGTGACGAAAACGTTCTGGCAATCCGACGCGGCAATCATGCACGCATCGTCAAAGCATGGCAGGAGCGGGACACAGTGCAAGCGGCACGAGAGTTTATACGAATGTTTGAAGCGGAAGGACTAAGCGCAGGTCAAGTCTGGGGAGATGCAGACGGACTTGGCACCGGCTTCTGTGACCAGTTCGCCGAGCTTGGCTGGCACATCAATCGCTTCCATGGCGGCAAGCCTGCGAGCGAGAAGGACGAATACGCGAACCTGATCGCGCAGGTCTGGCACGTTGCCAGTCGCGAGATCGAGCGTGGACGAATTCACGTCGGTGAACTCGACCCGACCACCTTCTCACAGATCACCACGCGGAAAAGCGAGTGGAACGAAACCGGCAAGCTCCGCGTCGAATCTAAGGAAAAGATGGCAGCGAAAAGCATGAAGTCACCAGACCGAGCCGACGCATTGCTTGCTTGCATTGCACTTGGCAGCAGGATCACCGGAGCCATGACAGGCGCGGCATCGGTTACCACATCGCGGAACACATTTGCAAGTCGAACGGTCCGAGGTTTTAACGCTCTGTGATTTTACGCTTGCCATGGGCTGCATTGCATGCTATTGCGATGCTCACCATGACCGCAGACGAAAGAAAAGGCATCGTAGCGCCTTTGCCAGCTTCCTACCGCACGCAGGACTATGACCTTGCAAACGTGACGCCAGAGCAAGTGCGCAGCATTCTACGCAACGTGCGCACCGGCAAGCTGGAAGATCAGGATCGACTCTTTCGCATGATGGTCGATTCTTGGTCGCGTCTGCGCAAGTGCATCAATGAGATCGCCGGTAACGTCACGTCATTGCAGATCGAGATCAAGCCAGGTATTCGCGAAGGTGCCGAGGAGCCAACACCGCAGGCATTGCAGATCTACGAGACAGTCGAACGAGCGCTTGAATCGTATGCACCGCGTCCGAGCCATTGGGAACTCGACACGAAGGGCATGATGCGTGCGCTGATCGACGCATACGCCAAAGGAATCAGCGTGGTCGAGATCATCTGGCACACTGAGAACGGTATCATCTCACCGCGCTGCTACGCTCCAGTTCCTGCGAAATATCTCGCCTATCCATCAGCATCGAACGAGATCGACAGACTCATGATGGCACCGAACGGCGTCAACTATGACACGCTCATCGACTTCCCACCTGACAAGTTCCTGATCGCCATCTGGCAGCAAGGCGGCTGTCATCCGATCCATTCTGCCAACCTCCGCGCTCTCACGAAGTTCTGGCTCGGTGCAATTTACGGACTCGGCTGGTTCATGCAATACGCGCAGCTCTACTCGATCCCTTGGCGACACGCGGAGACGGACGGCAGCGATGAGGCAATGATGAAGGCGCAGGAAATGCTCGAAAACATCGGCACCAGCGGCTACGCAGTCACAGGACCCGGGGTTAAGTTCTCCATTATGGACGGCATCAAGGGCGGCGAATCGCTGCCACAGGTCGCGCTGATGAATGAGTCAGACAAAGCTTGTGACATTCTGATGCTTGGGCAGACATTAACCACAGACGTGGGTGACAGCGGAAGCCGAGCGCTTGGCGACGTCCATGCTACGGTCCGCGGCGACATTTTGCAGGCGGTCGCGACATGGATCGGGCAGGTCGTGACAACACAGTTGATCCCTGCCATCGTGCGGATGAACTACGGCGCAGGAATCGCCAGCGAGGACATGCCTTACGCTGAAATCGTCATTCCGAAGCCAAAGGATGAGAAGGCAATCGCCGAGCGCATCAAGATCGTGACGAAGGACATCGGACTGCCAGTATCGAACAAATGGATCTACAACGAACTCGGCATTGCTGAACCGCAAGAAGGCGAGGCACTATTTGGCGAAGTCGAAGATCCGCTTCCGTTACTCCCTGAAATCACCGAAGCGGCACGCGCGGACATTGACCTGCGTCCGACCGATGACATGGCGAAGGCAGCACAAGATGCACTTGAGATTCGCAGGCAGAAGCCAGCATCGCAGCGCGGCATGACCGCGGTGGGCATCGCACGCGCACGGGACATCTCCAATCGTTCTGAGCTATCTGCTGAGACCGTGAAGCGCATGGTATCATTCTTCGCTCGCCATGAGATCGACAAAAAAGGCGAGACATGGGATGACAAAGGCAAGGGCTGGCAAGCATGGAACGGCTGGGGCGGTGATGCTGGCAGAGAGTGGGCAAACGCAAAGCTCAAACAAATCGAAAATGACGGATGAGCAGATGCGTGAAGTTGCGGGGCAATGGCTCGCACCAGTGGATCAAATCTTTGCCGACTTGATCGACAAAAGCTATCGTATGACCGCAGGCGCATTTCAGATCGAGGTCGAGCAAGTCATCGAGCGCATACCACAGTTATTTTTCATGCTCGACAAACGAGCGCTTGAAACATCGCTGGAGAATGAGATCGGCGCGGCAATCGTCAAATCATTGGAGCGAGAACTATGAAGATAACCATCACAGCAACAGGACTCGATCCAGTGAAGGCGTCGATGATCCGCTTGCAATCGGCATCGGTGCGCAAGGTCGCAGTTCTCACCGGCGCGCAGGATGCTCTGGAAGTCGTCGAAAAATACTACAACATGAACGGATCGCAGCTATGGGAAAACCCATCGCTTCCGACTCATGGTCCGGGTAGGAAAAAAACTCAGTGGTGGCGCAAAGTCTCAGGAAGTTGGTCGATCATGGGCGCGAGTGGATCAGGCGTGACACTGCGCAGCAAAGGTGCCATCGGATTCTCGCACAAAGTCACCGGCGGGACAATCACCGCGCGGCGTGCAAAGTTCCTCACGATCCCGATTGTGCCAGAGGCGCACGGGCTGACAGCTCGGACATACAGCCGAACAATCGCCCCGCTATTCGCGGTCAAAGGTGTGCTAGCGCAGGCAGATGAAAACTCTCCCACCGGTATCAAACCGGTATTCGTGCTGAAGAAATCCATCACTCAGAAGCCATGGAAGAACGCGCTGCCACCGGAGCAATCCTACATCAACGCATTCGCGAACGGAGCGCTTGAAAGCATCATCGCACAGATCGAGGGAGCTACTTAAAAAAAAGCAATTACAAGCCAGAATCGGGTGGTAATCTTCTATTCGAAATGGCGAACGAAATCATCAGTGCATCATTCCAGACCGAAGTGGAAGCTTTGGCTGAGAGCATTGTTTATCTCCCTGAAGGCGAGCATGAAATCCATGCTACCGTCAATGGCAAAGCTGCCAAGCGCAAGGTGACGGTCGATGAGTCGATCCTCGCTGCATTCGCAAGCGACCTGCAAGCTCGCCAATCTCGCAACGTGCGACCATTCGCTGGCTTCGATCACAAAGCCGGTCCTGCATCATTCATCCCAAAGGAATTCCGATACCAATCAGGCGTCGGTCTGGTTCTCGAAATCGAGTGGACGCAGGCAGGCAAGAGCGCCGTCGAAGGCAAGGACTACTCCTACTTCTCGCCAAACTTTCTACTCGCCAACGGCACACCAGCAGGTCTGCCGACACATGGCGAGATCGGTTCGCTCGTTAACGAGCCAGCATTCGAGGCGATGGAAAAAATCGCTGCATCATACAACGAAACCAATATGGACATCAAACCACTAATCGAACTCGGTCTTGTTGCCGAGGATGTTGACCCGGAGAAAGCAATGGAAATTGCCAAGCTCGAAATCGAAGCCATGAAAAACAAGATCGCTGAGATCGAGGCTGGCTACATGACGAAGGAAGCCGACGCAGTGCAAGCTGCTGCGAACCACGCCAACGAACTGGAGACAGTCACGGCATCGCGTGACGCTCTCGCCAGCGAAGTGGAAACGCTCAAAGCATCACTTGCTGAGATCGAGGACAAAGCTGCTGACTCGGTCATCGACGAGGCTGTCAAAGCTGGTCGCATTGCTCCGCAAGATGAAAAAGCCAAGTCATTCTGGAAGGCTCAAATCAAAGCCGACAAGAACTCTGTGGAAATTCTCAACGCCATCCCATCGAAGCCAGTGAACGGCGAAACCGTTCTCGCAGGTAAAGCTGACGAAGGCACCAAACAAACCGAACTCAAAGGACTCGCACTCGTCGAAGCATCCTTCAAAGCTCAAAACCAATCTCACTAAACAAACAACATTATGCCAAACAACCTAACTCTGTTAGACCTTGCCAAGCTCAACGGACATGATCCCATCGTCGGTCTGATTGAGGAAGTAGCCACCGCATCTCCTGAGGTGACAATCATCCCAGCTCGCACGATCCGCGGCACGTCCTACAAGACAGTGACCCGTAACAGTCGTCCGAGCGTTGCATTCCGTCAAGCCAACGAAGGCACGGATGCGACTAAATCGAACTTCACCGAGCGTCTCGTTGAGTGCTTCATTCTCTCCGCTCGCATCGAAGTCGATAAGGCTGTCGCTCGCGGTTACGAAGACGGTGCCGAGGCTCTGCAAGCAATCGAAGCCATGGGCGTCATGCGCGCTGCTCTGTCCACAGTTGGAACTCAAACCATCTATGGTGACAACGCAAGCTCGAAAGGCTTCGCCGGTCTGCAAACTTTGGTAACTGCTCTCGGCAGCGACATCGTTGTTGACGCAGGCGGCACAACCTCCGCAACTGGTTCCTCGGTTTACGCCATCAAGGCTGGCAACACCGGCGTCCAATACGTTTACGGCAACGGCACAACATTCGACCTCTCGCCATTCCGCGAAGGTGATGCAGTTGACGCCGACGCTAAGCGCTACGCTGCATTCATCGCTGACCTCACCGCTTGGGTGGGCTTCCAGTGCGTGAACAAGAACGCAATCGGTCGTTTGAAAAAGCTCACCGCAGACAACGGCAAAGGCTGCACCGACGCCAAGATTGCTGAGCTTATCAGCAAGTTCCCAGTTGGTGAGCGTCCGAGCCACTTGCTCATGTCACGCCGTTCCGCGTTCCAGCTCCAAGTCAGCCGGAATACAACCCCATCGTCGAAGCAGGAAGCTTTCACCGGCATCCTTCCCGGCGTGCCAACGGAATCCTTCGGCATTCCGATCATCATCACCGACTCGATCGTTGACACCGAAACCCTCAGCTAATTCTAACCATATCAAATCATGAGCTTCGAATTCAATCGTAACCTTCAAGACAAGAATTACACCTCTACTGTTGCCATCGCGCAGGCAGGTGCTAACACCGCAGCATTTGACCTTGAGCAAGTAGTCGGCGGCGACATCGAGAAAGTGGTTTTCTCACTTTCCGCTCCGACCGCTGCTGGCATCGCCGACACCAAAGTCGTGACCTACGCACTGCAAGACAGCGCCGACGGTTCTTCATGGGCAGCCGTTGATCCAGCGATCAGCACGACTCAGACCGCTACTGGCTCCGGCATCGTTGCCAAAGAGGTTCGCTTCCGCGTTCCAGCTAACACCCGCCGCTATGTGCGCATCGCTCAGACGATGACCGCCTCGGCTGGCACTGTTACTGGCAACATGGTCGCCAAGCTTTTGTTCTAATCCGTTGGAACTTGTGTGCAAAGGGCGACGGAGTTGGTAGTTTCCTCCGTCGCCCTAAATTCTTGAAACTCATAACATCATGGCTTGGCTCGCTCTTACATACTCCGCACTTCGTGACAGACTCTCAACCGAGGAGTTGAATCGTTTACTTGCTGAATGTCCAACCTCAGAGGATAAAGCGCATGAGATCCTAACGAGCGTAGCACAAGACATTGCTTCACGCGTCAACTCTGGCAGGCGCAAGCGTGGACTACCACCGGTCGTCAACACCGGCTTGTATGTGCCACCAGGCGCGCGCCGACACGCCTACAATCTCTGCCGTCAAGAACTGACGGACTCATATCCATCTCTCGCTGAATTCAACGGTGAGGATCGCCGCAGATCGGTCGAGGAAGCAAACAGCTACTTCGATGACCTTGCAAACAATAACGCAGACTCCGATGACACCGGAGCCGAATCATTCGCTTCTACAACTGGCAGTTCTTTTCGCTATGGCGGCGCTGCTGTCATGAACTTCTCAGAATCACCATGAGCCTCATTCGTCAGATAGTCGAAAGCATGGCAAAGACGCTGAAAGATCATGCGTATTTCCGCACCGTGCCGATTATTCCCGTGCTGGTTCAAGACCACAAGGACATCGACCGTGAGATCGAGAACGCAATGAGCAAGGCAGGCGCCTTCGTCATGGTCAACTTTTCACAAAGCGAAGCATCGTCACCCGACACACCCGGACCATACATGGATTCGGCGACGTTCTCCGTCACTTGCTCGGAGATCCCGAGCGTATGGAGACAGCAGGCTGGCAACATGTCGAAGCCAAGCGCAACGGAGATCGGTGAGGCTGTTTCACGCATTCTTCACCATCACAAACCGCTCGATTCAAACGGCGATTCACTAACCGGCGGCATTCTCACATTCGCTTCCATGCAGGAGGACGCGACGCCTCCAATGCTTCAACAAATCATCACTTTCAACTGCCCAGTGGGGCTACAAAATACAACTCCAACACGCTAATACCTCATGCCAACATTCGACAGAACCACCATCGTTCGCGGTCCTTGCAAAGTCACCTATGACACGCAGACCTTCTACTCCAAAGCTGGAGTTGTGCTGACCACGACTAACTCGACATTCGATAAAGAAACCGATGCTTACGGAGTCGTGAGCAAGTCGAAAACCGACTTCACCATCGTTGTTGAATTTGAGCCGGTAGGCGAGATCGAGGCGCTCGCAGTTCTCTTCCCGCATGGCAACACCGCAATGGGTGCCAGCATCTACGGCAACACCGACAAGAGCCTTGTCATCGTATCGGCTGATAAAACCTACACGATCCTCAACGCTCAGATCACGCAAATGCCGACTATTTCGTGCAGTGCGACCAAGACAGCATTCGGATCGGTGCAGTTCACAGGATTACTCAAGAAAGACGGCGACCCACAGAACATCGAGGACTACTACACGACCGCAGGCGGCGATAGCATCGGCACAGGATTCAATCCGTCCTTGATCTACACCGCACCTTACACCGCGACACTTGGAGCACTTGATCCATTCATGAGTGCAGAAGGCTTTGAGATCAGCTTCGACTTGTCGCTTAATCCGGTAGTCGTTGACGGCATCGGCACGGTGGACATGAGCATGGGAAATCTAGGCTGCAATATCACTTGCATTCCGACAGGCATTGCCCAACTCGACTTCGATACCTTCTTCGACAACCTAAGCGCAGGTGAGGATTTGGCAGTGAGCTTGCTCGAAATCAAAACCACCACAGTGGGAGGATTGGACTTCGACTGCGCAGAGGTACAAGTCACAGAATTGCAGCGCAACTTCTCAGCGAGTGACAACCGACTCGGCACGCTCACCATGAGCGCCAAGCGTAAATTCAACTCCGGAGCACCAGTCACCTTATTTGCAGTCGCAGCAGTAACCGCATAAGCCATGTTCGTAAGACTCCAGCGCGGCGCGATTGCTTACGACCTCGCCGGTGGCGACGGTCAAAGAAGCGAAACGTCCAACTTCCAAATCTCGGCTGAGCCGAACTTTCAGCAGGTGCAATACATCGAGGCTGACCAGTTCGATCAGTTCTTCCGTGGTGGATCTAGCACGACTGTCAGTTTTGACAGCGTGCTGACATTCACGTCACTAACCGACGCCGAGAACTACTTGCTCAACATGCCTCAAGGCTTGCTCTCACAGGCGAGCCAGACGGCTACGATTGGCAGGCTGACAGCAGCAGGCACAGTGCAATCTGAAACACTCACTTGTGTCGGCACAACGACAGGAGCTGGCAACATCAACTGGTCATTTACCAGCGTGGACGTGACAGCAAGCGGAACGACCGCGGTGCTATCAGGTGACACGCCGACACAATACGCGGCGAAGATTGCGACATCGCTCAACGCGAATTCAAGCATCGCCTTCCGCTATATCATCACCAGCTCAGGCGCGAATGTCATCATCACGAAGCGGCAGGCAGAAGCCAATGACGCTACGCTTGCTCTGGTCACGACGAACGGCACACAATCGCCGAACATCACCGGGGCAACAAGCGGAACGACAGCCTCTGGAGTCGCTCCGACAATCTCGAACTCGAAAACGCTCAGCAGCGTCTCATGCGTGGTCAATCTCGCGCAGAACGGAGTTTCGATCTTGCAAAACGTAACACTACTCGGTAAATACTAAGCCATGGCAGCGAAGAACGTCGATATTAAGATCAACACAACTGCGAGCGGGACAGGCGCGAAGCAGACGGAAGATGGTCTAAAAAAAGTAGGCGAGGAGGCAGAAAAATCCAGTAAGAAAAGAATCTCTGCAGAAGAAAGAGCGGCACTAAAAGCCGAGCAAGCAGCACAAAAAGCTGCTGATGCAGCAGTTCGGGAGGAACAACGAAAGACCGCAGCGACAGAAGCGGAAGCAGCGAAGCGAGTCAAAGCGGAACAAAAAGCTCAAGCGCAAGTAGAACAAGCTACAGCAAAATCAGCAAGTAGGCGCAGTCAGATGGCTGGGCAAGTTGGATTACAGGCTCAGGACATTGCGGTGCAGGCGCAGATGGGAACGAACGCAGTCACGATCTTGGCACAGCAAGGCACGCAGATTGCCAGCATCTTTGGTCCACAGGGAGCCATTGTTGGCGCTCTCATCGGTGTCGGTGCAGTTGCGGCAAAAGTGTTCTACGACATGGCTGTCGCTTCCGCAGTGACAGGCGAGGCGATGGAGGACATGAGCGACAAGCTCAAAGAAGCGTTTGACGATCAGGCGAAGAAATCAATCGAGGACTTCAACGCGCAGTTGCAAAATCAAACAAACATTGCGCAGTCATTGCGTGAAGTAGAAGTGGACTTGCTAGAAGCACGTTTAGACCGTCAAGAAGCTGACTCGTCCATCATCGCCTCACAATCAGCTCTGGAAGTGGCGGCTGTAAAATATCTTCAGACCATAGGGCAGACTGTGAACGCTGAAAAGCAACTGGCAGCAATCAGAAAATCAGAGGCAGAAGCACAAAAGGCGGCACAGATACAAGACATTGAGAATCAAGTGACAGTCGCGCGAGAGCGTTACAAGCAGTATTCAGATCAATATCAAGAAGTCCAAGGTCAGACCGATCAGGCACAAAAGCGACTTGCTGAACTTGAAAAAAGGCAGCAAGAACTCATGTCATCTTTGAATTTCAGCCGTAGAATGGACGCTCAAAGTCGAGATGCTGGAACGCTCGGACAAGATGAGACATCTGGCAAAACGAACGCTTTAACAGCGGAGATGGATGCGCTGAAAAAAGAAATCGGCGGCATTTACAATATCATCAACAAAGCTCCTGAAAGACTCGCAGAGATCACAAATCAAGCGATTGTTTCAGCATCATCGCTGCAAAATCTAGTTGATGATTCAGCTTCACAGATTGCAAAGATCAACGAGAAATTCAACCTAACGACGAAAGCGCAGGAACTCGGTGCGACGACAGAACTCATCACCAAGGGCGCGGCTGAAATCGTCAAAGTCATCAGTGAATTCGATGCAGTGACACCTCTCCAACAGCAGGCGAAGGCAGAAGCACTAGGAGCAGCAAGCGATGGTATCATCACCGCACAAGACCAGAAGCTCATTTCTGGCAATCTCAGAACCCTCATGAGTTCGCTCAAGACTGGGCAAGAAGGCAATCTGACAACGCTTCGTGAGCTTTTGACGCTCAATGATACGATTGGAGTGAAAATGCAGCAAATGTCGAATCAAATCAAAGGGCTAAAAGAAAAGATCAGCAACATCCCAACAAAATAATGCCAGTTTGGACCATAACAGGAGAAGCAGCAAAAGCTTGGGACACAACCTCCAAGACGCTGGCAGAGCGTGCGGTAGAAAACGCATCGCTCACGTTTCGCAGCGTCGGAGTCGATGAGCTTGTGCTGAACATCTCACCAGAGAACGTGGTCAGCTACACGATTCCCACCTACGCGCAGAGAGTCGATCTTTTCCGCAATGGCTCGCGGTTCTTCACCGGCTACGTTACGAACGTGCGAACCACATCGAACAACTCGATCACGGTCACGATCAGTAATGCGTGGTGGTTCATGGAACGCATCAACTATGTGACGAGCCAGACTGATGGAGCCGGAGCAAGTGCAAATCGGATCACTGGAGTTTTCGGCAATGCGACCAGCGGGACGAATCTCACCACGGCGATTCAGACTGCGATTGATACGAGCGTTTCACTTGGCGTGCCGATGGCAAACATCACAGGCGGCAGCACGGTCGGAACATATTTCGACATTCCACGCGTAACGCTCAACCAGTCAACTTGTGCGCAGGTCATTAGTGAGCTTGTAAGGCTCGTTCCTGACACGATGACGTATTTCGACTATACGAACACCACGCCGACATTCAACGTCGTCAGGCGGGCAGCAGCGACCACGCAGACGCTGATTATCGGCACCTCGCCGGTGGAGGATTTCGAAGTAAATCCGATGATCGAACTGCAAGTCTCGCAGGTGGTTCTCCCCTACGTCACGCGAGACACCAACGGACTGACCAGCTACCAGACTCAATCATCAGGCACGGCAGCAACGGGCAAGGTTCAAGTTCTCACCATCAGCGGTCCAGAACTTGATACCTTCCTGCCGAGCGAGTATTTCGATTCCGCTACGCTCACTGGCTTCCCACTTTCCACGCAGTTCGAGGACTTCGTTTTGTCATCATCAGAATTTGCTGGAGCGGTCGCCAACGGGCTACGTTTCACCGGCATCAGCATTCAGCAAGGGCAGCGGCAATACAGCGGCTATTCATCCGGAAGAAGTCCTTCCACTGGTTCATTCAGCGGAACTCGATCTGTGCAATACACTCAACCGGCGGCGTCGGTTACTGATGACACAGGGCAGCCTGCGACTCTTGGATCTCAGTTGATCCTTTCCGACAACTTGCCAGAGTGGGCAATTACGGCACACAATCTCAAACCTATCGTCATATCTGGGCAATGGATTTACGAATGGAAGGACACAATCTACAATCTCGGAACTGGTTATGTATCGAACGAAGGATTACCTCCATGGATCGCGTCACTGTCAGGAACGCAGAGAGATTCATTCTGGGATGGCGATTTCCACTACATTTTAGTCGGTGGCGAATACACCGTGCAAGGTTACACGACCAGCAGCTCGACGCTGCCGCACATGTATGGCACGACGCGCACTGGCACTGGTTCAGGCGTCTTGATCCTCGCAACGACAGCAAGCTCGATTGACGGATTTTATACAGGCATGAGAATCGCCTACATGCAGAAGCCCGGAACAGGCGGACCAGACGGGGTGAACGATGTTTGGTATATCGCCACGATCACGGGTTACAACGGCACGACAAAGGCGGCGACATACACGACGGCAACTGGACCAGCTACAAGATCAGGCTTTCCGTATCGAATTCTCGGCGCGAAAGTGTTTGCACCAGCCGATTACTCTTTCATCTCACCACCGGCGAACCTCGCGGCAAACTTGCTCACGACCATGAATTTCATCCCCTATGAAGGCACGGTGCGGATCACCGAGGAGACAGCAGGCGGCACACGCTATCGAGGCTGCAAAGTCAATCTTGCAAACACACGATCCGAGCTTGCCAGCATGGGTGCCATGGTCGCAGAGGAAACGCTCGACCTGAAGAACGGCACCACTGACTTGACGCTTGGCACTCCACCTCGTCTCGACTACCGCAGCTTCACCGACAAAATCCGCAGAACTTCACAAGACAACATCGTTTTCAATCCATGACACAATTTCAATGCACAGTCGATTCTAACGGCAACATTCTTTGCAATGGCGGCTATGTCGTGGATCTCAAGGCAGCAACCAGCACACACTACATCGTGGGAGGCACGCCGACCTCATTGCTCACAGCGACAGAGGACTTGCGAACAAGCACGAGCGCCGCGCCGATATTCCTCGGAGGCGGCGGGGGCAGCGTCAAATCGTCTGGCACGATCACCGCGACCCTATCACCCGTCGGCTGGTTCGGACAAACGGACACTGACGAATGGACGGACTCGGTCGGCAACAAAGTTATCGCAGACTTCGGAGCAGGCACAGCGGAAATCGTTGACCCGACAAACACAGCAATCGCCACGTTCTCAGGCTCATTCACATTCGCGCCGGTCGGCACCTTTACCGCTACAACGTTCGGAGAGGACACTTACAACGGCGGCACGGCATTTACCCTCGACATCAGCTACGATGGCGTCAGACGCACCAGCACGGCTAATGTGCTAACGTCCAGAGGGACGGCGCTCGATGGCGAATACGCTCTGACTGCATTTCGCGAGTGGACGAACACGACATGGCTGCTGACCACGAATTCAGACGGCACCGCTCAAATCAACGACGGCACGGATGATGTTGCGACACGCTCAGCGGATTACTCGCCCGACTCACCGAGCGGCACATTCACCTCGACTGCTTACGGTGAGACTACATACGGCGATTCACAACCTTTCAACATGGCTGTCACGCTCTCACCGGCATTCCCGAAGCTCGGTTACGTCTATATTGAGATCGAGAAGTCAGGATCGAATTTTACAGCGGTGACAGGTCCGTTCTTCGCGACTTCGTTACCGGCGAACGCAACACATCTCGAATACGTTCCGATTGCATACAGCGACGGCAACGGCTTACTAATTCAAATTCACGAAGGCTCAATCTTATGGCGTTGATACCGGCTTGCATTTTCACCTACTCAGCAGATTCGCTTCCACTTCGCGAGTGCGTCCGAGGGGCGAAAATCGTCGGGCTTCTTCCAATCGTCATCGATGACTCCGCAAATCCACTAGGGCGCACCGTCTGGTCATGGGTCGAATCACAAGGTGGATTGTATTTCCAGAGCGACTTCAACCGTCGCGGCAATCTCAACGGCACCGAGTGCGCAGCGGGCATCGCCAAGTGCTTGTATGAGGCGATGAGGCTCACTCACACGGGACATGCCTTCAAGGTCGACAGTGACACGATCATTCAGCGAGTTGATCGCTTCCAGGGCATCAGCAGCGGAGTCTGCTCATCGACGATGAACCGGCGCGAAGCTTTCGGGTGCTGCTATTCTCTGACACGCGATGCAGCTCGCCGAGTGCGTGACGATCTCGCATCGATGGATGACCCACACGGACCAGAGGACGTTCTCATCTGGCAGTCAATCAAACGTTTGAACATCCGACACAAGCTCCACGATTTCGATCCGAGCGGCGGCGCTTTCTCAGCAGTTCCGCAGACGTTCGACCCGGTGGACTGCGCGAAGTTCGACGTGCTGACCTTTGGCAATGTGCCGAAATCGGGCTGGAAAGACCGCGCTCTCGAAATCACGCTGGCGATGAAGCGCCTCAACGACTTCAACTTTACGCTTGCAAATTCTCAGAAATAAAATATAACCCGTCAAAGTCATGTTGCCAATTTACGAAGTATATAAAGGGGAAAACATCTCCATGAGTTTTACCGCTACGCTCAATGGCGATCCTTACGACCTGACGGGAAAAACCGTCCAGGGAGTCATGCGGTCATCAGTCAATGGTGAAGTGATTCTCAACCTTTCTCCAACGATACCGACACCGGCGAACGGAGTGATTCTCATCAACGTTTCGACCTCTGAAATACCGGCAGGAATTTACGGCGCAGACGTGCAAATCTCGACTAGCACGGTGCCGGTCGTGATCCATCAGTGGACGCAGAAAATCAGACCAAAATACACCCCGAATTTATGAGCTTTGACAAAGTAGAAGTGCGCGTTTTCAGCGGACCAGATCAAGTGCAGGTCGGTAGCAATACCGAGCCGGATCTCATCGTGATGAACATCGGACCGAAAGGCGACACCGGCGCGACAGGTAACACAGGACCTGCTGGACCGAACTCCGTAACAAGCGCAACGACAAGCGATGGCACGGCAAATTTATCACTTGGCGACTTGGAGGTAGTAGGCGGCGAGATTTACACAGACGGCGAATACTCTCATATCTACACTCAGGGCGATGGCGCGGAAATTTTTACGCTTGGATCGACTGCTAAAATTTATACCCAAGGCGCAGACGCACATATCAGCACATCGGGAGATAGCGCAACAATCTACACATCTGGCGCAAGTGGATCTATTTACACTACTGGTGCAAACGCTGGAATCTCGACAGCAGGCGCAAATGCAACGATGGGAACTCTAGGCGCCAACGCTACAATTTCAACCGCAGGATCAGCGGCTCACATCCAGACAACTCACGCGAGCGCAGCGGTAAAAAGCACCAACTTTGCAGCAGTCGAAAGCGGCGGCGCATCGCTTGTCGATGGCAGTATGCAACCATGCCTCACTTGGAGTGCGGGAGGGCGTAACCTTACCATACCAAGCGGAACGGCTACAACCTTTAACACCACATCCTACACCTACGGGACAGGCGCAGCGGCAGCGCATCGCACGGCTTTGGGGCTTACAACACTAGCCACGACGACACCAGCGGCAAACGTAGCAAACTTCCTTGAGTTCCCAACTAGCGCAAACCTAGCATCGGCACTCACCGATGAGA